TGTGCTACTGGACACATCAGCCACCGCTGCGCCCATCGTTACGACACCCTTTGCCGAGGTCGTTGCATTCGGTACGGTAATCCCCGCCAACCATGTGTCAAAATCATCCTTGCTGGTGAACAACGTCACCTTATCCGACTTCGTTACTGAACTGTTTACTGCTATAGACATATCACGCCGAGTATGCTTGGTTAATAAGTGACGACTTTAGCGTCACATCCTTTGCCTCCAGCCTTACTTGAGAAAGCTTGGGCGACCCCTGTAAATAAATTCTGTACTTGACCTTCCATCCTTGACAGCCAGATTGCCAGTTAAACGCCACATTCGCATGAGTGTTTACGTCAAACTCTGCTGGAAACACCACAGGGTATCTTAGACCCGCCTGTATCAAAGGCAAGCCTCTAGTCTGCAAACCACCGTGCGTAGCCTCCGTCCGTACGTCATCCACGAACTGTGAAACAGCTACATAGCCCGCATTACGGCCCTCGTCGTTGTCGGACACAGCCGCATTGGACAGGATACCCGCCACCTTGGTTGCGCTGTTCGACAGAGAGCGGCCTATCGAACCGTCGGCGGCAAACTCCTTATAAACCAGAGTAGCCCCGCTATCGAAGAACATTGTGGTGTTGTGTATCGGCAGATTGTCTGTCGTGACCGCCGTGTCACCCTCTTGGAACTCATCCACAGTAACGTAGAGGCTTGTGGGAGAGCCACTATGCAACTCTGTGGTTGCTGACGCGGGGTAGACTCCCGGCGTGTAACCGTCACCGTTGTTAATCTTGAAAGTGTGGTAAGCCTCAAAAGGCTTGTTGAACATCATGTTCATAGAGATGGGTTTCAGCTCTACCTTGGGATCGGACGTACTGTACGCCTTGGTATCCACACGGCTCATGGCAAACTCGGTGCTGCCGTAAAGATGCTTGACCCAGAAAGACTTGCTACTGGGGTCGTCTGTAATCGCAAACAAGTCTTTGCCGCCAGCCGTCGTGACGCCCACAGCCATACCCCTTATCGGCGTACAGTAACTATTCGCATCAAAGACATCCACTGTAGCCGACGCACCGTCCTGCCACGTAGCCCCCGTGCCGCTAGACTCCTGACGATCAAGACTCACGAACTTCTTGGTGGCCATATCGTAGATCACGGTAAGATACTGCTCAGGCAGACTTGTCAGCACGTGGAAGAGCGCATAGCCATCGTGTACGACAGCACACTGGAAAGTGCCGTCCTGTGCTACGTCCTTGAATATGTCAGAGATCGGCCATGAAAATATGTTGTCCCTTGCGATGGTCTCCGACTGCTGTACAGCGTTGAAAGAGCGTATTCCATGCCTGTCGATGAAAGCCGTGTCACCCAGCAAGTCTATAATCGAGTTCTGATTCACCGGCCCTGTACTAAACAGGAACTTCTTGGTGAAAGTCGGCTCGCCAAAGATCGTGTTCACCGTGTCAGGTTTGACAGTATAGCTTGAGTTAAACGCACCAACGAAGAGTTCCTCCGTGTTCAAAGACTTGAGACAGGTTATAGGATCGTTACTTATTGTGTAGGCTACGGCCTCGACGCCGCCGATAGCTTCCGCAGCGTGTATCTTGTCACCCTCTTCATTCACAGGAACCATGAAATCCAGAGGACGGCCACTAACGCTGTGGTAGAGTTTTGTCCCGTCAGTAGACGCCACGTATAGTTTGCCCCCGTGAAAAGCCATCTGCTTGCCTATCGGCACGTACTCACGAAAACCGACTATCCCTATCTCATCGTCCTCAACCCTAACACCGGCAAGCGTACCCTGTATTGCAGTATCACTAGCGGCGTTAGTGTCACTAACCGTAAGTGTACCCCCACCAGTAAACTTAATCACCGCACCAGAATTAACCTGAACAGGCAGGGCGTCCACAGTATACGTTTCTGTGCCTGTAGCATAGCCGCTGGAGTTGTTTATAACGACGAAGTTCGGCCTCCACTGGTCATAGCCCATCAACTGGCGGGCTGTAACCGTGGCGTCAGCGGCTATCTCGATTAGGTTAGGCCGGTTAGTACCGTCCTGTACAATGATCCCTGCGACTGTTGGGGGTATCCGCTTGGTGTAGTCCGACTGACCACCTGCGCTGGCATTGTCTGCTGAGACAGCCTTGCCTATAAAATTATCGTAAGAGGGTGGGACGACTGCGGTGAATACAAACTCGGCAGTTTCCGCCAAGCGTATCGTACCCGTACCTGTCGTGATACCATTAGAGTACGCTGCAGGTTTCGTATGCGTGCTTGAGGTAGTCCAGACCGTAGTGAACGTGTCGCTGTCCTTGGACTTCTTCAGGCAGATGCCGTCCACGAAAACAAAAAAGTACGGGTCTACAAAAATGATCCCCTGTACTCTGGGGTCTGTCGCGCTATAACCCCCAAGCGCGTTGGTCGTATCAAATGCTTTCGCCTTCTTGACACACTCCAACGCATCGTGGCGATTCCTCACGTTGTAGGCCACACCGTACTCGTTAGTACCTAGCCTAGTGTCGTCAACACCCAAATTCATACCACCACCAAAGGACTGTTGTATGAAATCTGCCATTAGCGGGAGGTCTTTGCGTACTTGTTGATAAGGGAGGTCGTAAGCTTGTCGTGCGGATGCTTGTCGAATCTGACCTTCTGCCGCTGGCCGCGCTGCAAGTCCGAGTTACGCCGTCCCATACTCCGCGAGGCCTTCTTGTCGTACAGCATGGCCTCCTCAATCTTGCCCTGCTCCTCCATATAAAGCTGCATCACCTTGTTCACGATGATATTGTCGTAGCCATCCGCTGGAAACTCGTCGCTGTCCTTGCTGAGGTAAGGAAGCTTCTTCTTGTAGACCACCTCCAGCGTGTGTTGGTCATCCTGCGCCGCAGTGGATTCCCACGGAAACTCGCTGACATCCACTATCAGATACTGTGACTCCTTCTCGTTGTTGGGTATGACTGCAACCACGGTGTCGTCCGACTCCTTGATGCTGATATCATAGGTGCAGATATCCGACTTGATGATGGATTCTATCGACGTGAACGTGGTGGAGAATGTGTTGCTTGTAGCGTCCATGTCCACGGTTTCCACGAAACGGCTGGCGTCCGAGCGCGTACCTATAACCGTGAGCGAGATGTCCGTCATTGCCTGTGTCGCTGTAGCCTTCATGCTGGCAAAGCTTGAGGGAGTTACCTTGAAGGGTTCGTAGCCCTTGATACGCCACGTACGGTCATCCTGTTCCAAGCTATTGTACGTGTAACGTTCAGTAAGGCTGGACAGGTTCCAAGGGTACTTACTCTCCATCTCTCTCACGGCACGTATCGAACTCACGTTGCTGGGCAGAGCTATAGTCTTGTTGCCTTGAACATAGAAGGAATCCTCCACGAGACTCCCCACCATATCAGACTCCTCGTAGAGTTCCTGTGCCCCCTCATTGAGGTAGCCCAGCATAATAGAACGCTGATGGTTGTCGTTAGGGTTAATCCCCAACTTCTTCCCTACCCTATCCAGTATGTATTCTACGCTCATCTTGCTGTTATTGCTGCCACAGACCCCTTGCTACGTGCCGTAACCGCAACCTTAGACCCCTTAGCGCGTGCTGTCACCACGCTAACCGAAGCCTTCGTCCTTGCTGTTACTGCCACCGTAGCCATTACCTTCGTCTCTCTATCTCGTACTCAAGCCCGTTTATCGTCTTGAGTGCCTCCCGTGTAAACTCAGGGGCCGCTTGGGCCGCCGCCGGAAACCCCGGATGCCTCATCAGCCTCTCGCTGTTTTCCAGCTTCACGCTTACGCAACCACTCATCAACAGAAGCATCAACAGCAACGTCCTTTTGGGAACGTCGCTGCTGCGCTTGTTGTTCTCTAAGCATATCAACCGCATTGCCGAATAAATCCGCAAGCGCAGGAAACGCTTTAAGAATCGTTATTATCAGACTCAGCACCTGTGTCTGACTTGACGCCCTTGCGTAGGAAAACGGCCAGTAACGCAGTAACGATGAGGTTAATCATCATACCAAGTTCCATATCGCCGCTAAAGTACGCGCCTACTGCTGCCAAGATTCCTCCCGCAGCCGTCATGTATGTTTTTTTACCTTCAAGCATATCGTGTCTTTTTTGTTCCCCTTTTTGGTTTCGTTGCCTTAGCTACTTTCTTGCCTTGGCGTTTAGCTGCTGCATTTGCAGCCCTTATACCCGCTGGGGTATACGCAAAATGTTTTCCACCTACCTTTGGCATATTATATGTCCTTTATATGTTTCCTTATCTTCAGCACAATATAGATCAGAGTAGCTAGACTAATTCCAACCTTCAGCAGTATGTCAATCTCAAGCATCCAGTTACCTAAACCTGTTACAGACGCAAAGCCAACTTTTAAGTCGTCCAGATTCATCATCTTGTAGCTTTGAAAGGCTCATAAAATGGACTCATAGGCTTTCGACTGCGTGAGACAGGACTAAGCGCAGGTTGTAATTCTTCGTCCTCCTCGTCACTTTTGACAGGGTATTGACGATATTTAACAGGTTTGCTTGAGTCTGGGTCTATAGCTTCAACAACTATCCCGCTCCACCCTTTTTTAAGTTTGTCAGTCGTTCTGTCAACAGGCTTGCCTTTGGAGTTTACCTCCCGGTATTTGTCACCAAATCGCATGAAACGATATGTGTCAAAGTGACCTCTGCCTTTTAGCAACACCCCCGTTTCTGGAACTTTCTTTCTAGCCAAATGATATACCTTATTACCACCAATGCTTGTCGAACCTGTGTATCGCAAATCAAAATCTTTCTCCTCCTCATCGTCAAGAGGAAACTCGGCCCCCGCAACCTCGGCTGCGTCGTAAAATGGGACATAATGTTTCCCATCACCCTTTAAAGCTGTAGGGCTTTTAGTTGACGTTGGATAACGATAAGCAACCTGAAGCTTAGGACGAGAAAGTTTGAGTAGATCGGGCATTACTGTATACTTTCTTCCTTCTTCTCAGGTTCAGCCTTCTCTTCAAAGCTGGCAGTTAACAAACCCATGAAGTGATTTCTGCCACCATGAGCTTGATCGAGGTTGAAGCTGATCTGTCGAATCTTGTTCTCCAAGTCAGCCACATGGTTCAGCAGCACGACTTGATCTTGCGACAAATCTGCTACGTTGTGTTCTTCACCGCTGATAACAACGGTCTGCTTGTTTTCTGTTTCTTCTTTATTAGCCATAAGCCAAATTCTATGCCTCCAACGTCTTCAACCGCGCCGACAACTCTTGCACTGCCTTAATCAATGGCATCACCAGATTGCCGTATTTCAGCGACAGCTTGCCGTTGGGCGACTCGTTCACCAGATCGAACTCCACACCCGCATCAGTCATCGCGCTCTG